CTAGTAATGACGTACCGGGTTGTTGAGTGGTTTATGGGGATCGAAACTCCGACACTCGAGCAGGCCGGATTGGTCTCAGTAATGACCGGCGCTCTGACGGGTGCTTTCGGTCTGTTTTTGGGCACAGGCAAAAAAGAGTGAGCTATTTTTCTGAAGAGGAGCTCGCATGCTCCTGCTGCGGCACCTACGTTTTTGACGAAGACGTTCTGAAGATCCTAAATCGTATCCGACGTGAGTTCGGGCCCATGCCCGTTACTAGTGGATACCGTTGCCCACAACACCCCATAGAAGCCGCTAAAACGCGCCTGGGAGCGCATACAACAGGAAAGGCGGTAGACATTGGGGTAGACCGTGATCGCGCTTACAGACTGCTAGAAGCCGCCCTGGCACATGGTTGCCCCCGGGTCGGTATTAATCAGCGCGGTGAAGGTCGGTTCATACATCTCGACTGGGATTACGAGCGACCTTATCCAACGGTCTGGTCCTACTAGTTTTTATAACCAAACAATATAACCAAAATAATCATTTCGGTTTACACTCGCTTAGTCGGGTCAGCGCCCCTTTTGGTCGGGGGGTTAAGCTTCGTGTGATCCTCTCTACGATGCGAAGTAGCTGATTGGCGCAGCGGTTGACGGCAACCCGCACGACGCAATTGCCGTTTCATTCACGGGGAGATCAATATGCTAGTTACAGTGCAGCTGAAAGGCCGCATAGACGAAGCTCTGACCGAGTATCGAGGGTGTCCGATCTTGGACGCAGACGAAGATACGGTCTGGATAGCCGTCGAAGCGGATGATGTGTACACAAAGTATACATATGAAGAAGAAACAGAGCCGTATGAGTTCTGGGGTGAGCGGGGTTTAAGTAAGGTCGGGACTCTCGACATCAAGCAATGCACATACAAAGGCAGGCGCGTGCTTAACGCGGAAGAGGTCTTTGAACAAATAAGCGGTGATTGGGAGGATCTGCCATGAGCGGCACTGTTAATATCCGTGGTAAAGATTACAAGCTAATCAGTACCCGGGTTTCTGAGTTCGTAGAGGCTCGCCCAGACTGGTCTATTGAGACAGAGATCATCAGCCTGGACGCAGAATCTGTCGTTATCAAGGCGATAATCAAGGATGAATCGGGCAGAGTGCGCGCTACTGGATTTGCTGAAGAGTTCCGAGCCAGTAGTAATATCAACCGCACTAGCGCATTAGAAAACTGCGAAACGTCTGCTATTGGACGTTGTTTATCAGCTTGCGGTTTCGCCGGCACAGAATATGCAAGCGCCGAAGAGGTTGCTAACGCCATCACGAATCAGGCCATAAACGAAGAAGTAGACAACAAATTAAAAGCTTACGAGCAACGAGGAATGCAGCTTGCTGGGCATTTACATGCTGTTCGGGATCACTGGTCATCAGTTATAGCTATCAAGGAGGGCATTGAGAAAGACGAGGTTACTTGGGTTGCTGAGTGTTATATGGAGCTCGACAACGACACTAGGGAGGCGTTATTCGGTTTAGCGCCTACCAAAGGCGGTGTATTTACCACCGCGGAGAGAGCATATCTCAAATCTAATGAAATGAACGCTGCACGGAAGGAGGTAGCAAATGGAGTATGACAACACGAATCGCGGAGTATTGTTCCGTAACGACCGCAAAGAGACAGAAAAGCATCCAGACTACAAAGGGAGCATAAATGTAGAGGGTGAGGATCGCTGGCTATCAGCTTGGCTAAGAGAGGGCAAGGACGGCAATAAGTACCTGAGCATTTCTACGCAAGCAAAGCAGGGCGAGTCGGCGACATCCGGTGCTAGAACTCGCAAGGCGGAAACTATCGTGAGCTCTGAAGATATTCCGTTTTAATGGAATACTTTGACTGCGGTAAACGTCTGCGCGCGTTGCAAGACGCCATGGAGATATCCAGCGTAGACATGGCAAAACGGATCGGCTGCACTCCACAGCAACTGGTTAGATGGCGTCAACAATCTAACTTGAAAGCGCATACCGTGCAGGCGGTCTGTGATGCTTTGGACGTGCATCTCAGCGATTTTTTCAATAATGACTGGATGCCGTGGCCCCCTGATTAAAAAAGCCCCCGGGAGGGGGCAAGTCCACGGGGGTGGAGGGTTATTCATTATATCACGCATAGGGGGCGGGAATGACTGCTGAAAAGCTACTGGACAGAGTAGATAAATACAAAACATTGGGGGATGGGCGCTGGGTTGCAGTATGTCCGGCGCATGCAGACAGATCACCAAGCTTACATATCACTGAAAAAGCCGATGGCATGGTGTTAATCCATTGCAAGGCCGGCTGCGGCGCTACTGAAGTGCTGGACGCAGTGAGTCTAAATTACGACGACTTATTTCCCGTTGACGGCTATAGGCAAGAGGCCAGGCGACGGATTTCCCGTAGCACCGAGGACGAGTTCGTCATTGAGCTCTGGGAGCACGATAGGCTCCTGGGTAGGCTACCTACTAGGGAAGACAAAAAACGCTACAGAGAGGCTCTCGGGAGGGCCTCAGAGGGCAATGGGTTCGTAGCCGAGGTAGTTCATCAGGCGACAAAGTCACATAGCTCGTGAGCATCAAGGCAATCAATTGGGCGCTGAATGCCGTAAGCGGGATCACTAGCACCCAAAAAGCAATCCTCATCGCCCTGGCTGACCGAGCCAACGAGGACAACCAGTGCTGGCCATCCTACGAGGACATCTGCGCCCGTAGTTGCGCCAACCAAAAAACCGTTGCGTCTGCATTGAAAGCCCTAGAGCAGCATGGGTTCATCAAGAAGACGAGGCGGTACTCTCAGAGCACTTTGTACCAGTTGCTCATTACTACCGATATTGGGCATATCAGTTCTACCGATATTGGTAGTATCAGTTCTACCGATATTGGGCATACAGATACACCCAATATTGGAAATCTAACCATCAAAGAACCATCAAAAGAACCACCAAAGGAAAAACATAGTCGTAAAGTGCCCGATGGAGTCGATCCGGAGGCGTGGCGGAACTGGGTCAAGTACAGGAGGAAGTTTAACGCGCCGACAACGGAGCGCGCATTGACCTTAGTGGCAAACAAACTGAAAGGGGTTTCTGTAGAAGAGCAGAGAGACGCGGTTGATAAAGCTATTGAGTGCGGGTGGCGCTCGGTCTTCCCCAAAGAGAAAAACGAAATAAGGGAGCACGAATTTTGATACAGGAACGACGATTCGATTTCACTGACAAGGACTTGCAGGAGATCTTCGCGAAGAGCGAGGCGGCAGATGTGGTAGGCATCAACGCATTTGAAGAAAAGTTCATGAGCAAGATCAACGCCAAGGGAGATTTGAGCGGGTTCACCCTCCCCTGGGCCGACACGCATCATTTAGTACGCATGCATACCGGGGCGGTCAGTCTCTGGTGCGGAATCAACGGGCACAAGAAAAGCACATGCGTCTCTCAAGTAGCACTGCACATCGCCCGCACGGCAAGGGTAGGTATCGCCAGCTTTGAAATGAAGCTTGAGGATCAGGCCTATATGATGTGCAAGCAGTCTGCCGGCAATGACATCATATCTCCGGAATACGCTAGGCGCTTTTACGACTGGGTCAACGATAAGGTGTGCTGGTACCGAGCGCTCGGGGGTGTCAGTCCGCTAGAGGCACTGGGCGCTATCGCTGCTATGGCTGACCGGGGGTGTAAGTTCATCGTGCTAGATAACTTGCAGTTCTGCGGGGTGACCGATGATATTGAGCGAGAGCGTCTTTTCTGTAATCAGCTGATAGGTATGGCGGAAGCCAAGGACATACATATCGCTGTAGTGCATCACGTCCGCAAGCCACAGTCTGGAGGTGACGAATACCTGCCAACGCGCTTTGATGTTAGAGGCGGCGGCACTATCGTTGATCAGGCGCACATGCTGTTCATTTGTTGGCATAACAAGCGTCGGGCAAGGCTGGTAGAGGCGCAGGAACTGGGCATGCCGCTCAACGAAAAAGAACTGAAGTTGATTGAAGAGCCAGGATTCAAGCTAGTATTGGCGAAGCAAAGACACGCTCCGTTTGAGGGCACGTTTAAGCTGTGGGAGGACAAAGGGCAGACGTTTAAAAAGCGTCCCGATGGTAAAGCAGTGATAGTGGACGAGATATGAGTAGCTGGGACCAACAGATCGGCGGAAGCCATTACAAGCAGTTCAAAATACAACCGCTCGAGTACGCCCTAGAAAACGGATTGGGTATATGCGAACACGCTGTGATCAAATATGTCTCGCGCTGGCGGGATAAGGGTGGCGTGGAGGATCTGAGGAAGGCGCGCCACTATCTCGATATGATGATTGAGCGTGAGATTAACCATGAGTGAGTTCTGGCTTGTAAAAAGCAAAGAGCAGCTACGCGACAGAATCGAATATTTCGCACAATATTTAGAGCGTGAATGGGACTGGAATCACCCTGTACAATGGAAGGTGTCGAGATATTCTGGCAAAGCGTCAATGTCGCAAAAGCGGCTCTGGTGGATGTGGTGCGATGAAATGGCACGGCATTTTCGAGCGGGTGGTGCTGACACGGATAAAGAGCGCATGGCGCTAATGCTAAAAAACAGATTCCTTGGTACAGAGGACATTTATTGCAACAACACGGTGATCGAAGGGCAGGTTCGACACACGAGTAACCTATCACCTGGTGAAATGTGCGAGTTCATGGATCAGGTAATGGCATGGGCGTTAGATTGTGGTGTGACGCTGACATGCCCAGCAGATTCGGAGTACATGCAAATTAAAGGGGGCTAGCATGGAACATCCGCTATTGGAGTTTTGCACGACAGAAAGACAATATAAGTGTGTAAAACTTTGTTTGGTAGATGGAATGTCGCAAGCCAATGCGGCTGACAAAATGGGAATTACCCGCAACGCAGTTAAAGATCATATTGCGGCTGTAAAAAACAAAGCGAGATTAAGGGGCTACAGCCCGGAGCATCACTGGCAGCACCCGGTGCCAGACGGACACAAGGTCAAAGGCGTCTCTACGTTCTACGATGAACAAGGCGTGGCTATACGGCAATGGGTAAAATCCCAGACCGACGAGAAACGACAGTTTGAGATCCTGGTTGAGAGGATTGAGGCGGCGCAAGAAGGTCTGCCAGCCTTCAAGCCGGTCGTCGCTCCTAAGTCTACGGACTCAGATTTACTATCTCTCCTGACGATCACAGACTTCCATCTAGGCATGTACGCCTACGAGGCTGAGACAGGCGATGATTGGGATATGCGTATCGCCCGGGATGTCTTCTTAAACTCTATCAACGATATGATTAAAGCTGCGCCTAAGTCCGGCACCGGAATGCTGTGCCAGCTTGGCGATTTCCTGCATTGGGATGGCATTCTGAACGTCACCCCGCAGTCTGGCCACATCCTCGATGCTGATACCCGATACGGGAAATTAGTTGAGATGGCGATGTCTGTCATGACCGAGGCGGTCAGGATGATGTTGCGTAAGTTTGAGAAAGTGATCGTGATCTCGGCTGAAGGTAATCACGACATCTCAGGGAGCATCTGGTTACGCAAACATCTAAAGCACCTGTTTGCGAACGAGCCCAGGTTTGAGGTCATAGACAATGACTTCCCCTATTACGCTTATCTGCATGGCGAAACAATGCTTGCCTTTCACCATGGTCACAAGGTCAAGCTCGGACAGCTGCACAAGTTGTTTGCTAGTGAGCCTCGTTTCCGCGAGATGTGGGGATCGGCCACTACAACGTATATCCACACGGGTCATTATCACCATGAGCGGGTCGTGGAAGACGGCGGGGCCATTGCGGAAATGCATCCAACGCTCAGTGGCCGCGACGCCTATGCAGCACGGGGAGGCTGGGTCTCCCGCAGGGGCGCCAAAGTAATCACCTACCACAAGGTGGAAGGCGAGACCGGGAGAATAACAGTGAGGCCGCGACAATGATGAATATCATCGAGGTTCCGCTGCCGAAAGGATCAGCGCTGTTTCTGACTTCAACTATCGCTGGCGCACACACTAACCTGGCAAACTCTAAGCACACTGACGTTTACACTGATAGCTTTCCCGAGGGTATAACCATCGCTATGCAACTAGAAGCATTTGCGGAGCTTTGGGAAGAGGCGCTCGAGGAAGAAGCAGAGATAAGTTTTGAACCCGATTCAGTGTTAATAAAGCTTTTGAAAGGAGATGAATCGGATGGGAGTTAAGAGGGAAGCATGTGACATATGGTTCAGTAAGTGTGTCCGTCACAGAGATCAACATCGCTGCCAATATTGTTTTAAGGAAGGCACTGACTGTGCTCATGTCTATTCCAGGGCCAGGAAATCGACTCGGTGGTCTATGGATAATGCGACTACCCTCTGCCGGTACCATCACAATTGGTTTGGATCGAATCCAGTAGCGTTCACAGATTGGCTCACGTCAATGTGGGGCGAGGGGCACATGGACCTTTTGAGAGAAAAGGCTAACGCAACGCTCAAGACGACTAAGCAATTGCGGAAAGAAATCAGCGATCACTACCGAGCAGAGCTGCGAAAAGCTGAGGCGGACTTAGATTACGAAATCATAAGCTTCAATTAGTTAGAACAACATCGAATAAACGGAATGGGTTACTTGTGTTAGTTTGTGACTCGGGGCTAATCAACGGGAGGAAGTATGAACATTGAAGATTATGAACAAGTCGATGACCGTACACTTGAGCTTTTCGTTAGCCAGAAATATCACTGGAACTCTCTGTCTACTAACAAGCAGAGAGCCATGGCGTCAGAGCTCATGAGGCACCGATTTTTGCAGAAGAAGTATTTGCATTTCATCAATGAGGTTCTGACAGACAAAGAATTGTTCAGAAAATATAGGGAGCTGCTCTGTGGAGATTAATGAGATGTTTGTGGCGCTAATGTGCGTTGTTGCGCTGACACTGGTTTATACGGTAGTGGCGTGAAGATCAGCGGCATGTACACAAAATACGATTCTGAAGATGTCAGACTTGCAGTGCAGGCCGCGACTCAAACGGCAGAGAGACTGGGCGAAGATGTTGCAATCCAGCAAGACCTGTCTGTAGTACCGCTTTGGGCGGCAGTGGAGCCGCCATTAGAAATCATCCGGTGCCCTTACGCTTTAAAAAAGAAACCGCGAACTAAAATATACCGGGTGTTAAAATAAAGAATTGGCCCCGTCACTCCTACGGTGAGCCGTGGCATCGAAAGACTCAATGCTAGCAGGGGGCTTGCATTAAGCTGCGAATTGAGCCGACCACGGCACTAATCTATCCCATGGCTATTCCATGGTTGTCTTGAGGGGATCTTGTGGAACTAGAAGAAATTGAAATTGAGTACGCATCTCTAGGACTCGACTTGCCTGGGTTTATCAAAAAGGAAATCACGATCCGAGAAATCGCGATGTGCGCCGAATTGGATATAACCGAGTACATGGATCGCCTCGATACGACTTGGATAGCAATCGTGTACCCAACT